CCTATAGGTCAAGTTTACTGCAAGGCAAAACTAAATATCATAGAGAAAACGGCAGAACGAATTCAACAAGTTACCGGGAGTAAACCCAAATGAATGACTTATTACAAGTATCACAATTAGCACAATCATATCAACAACAATACGAGTTAGGTCAGCTTTCTGCAGCCGATTTTAAAGAATTGATTAATGATTTAAACATTGTTGGAAAAATAAACGAAAATGCAGCGGCCTTACAGAGAAATCAAGACATTTATAAAACATTAGTTACTGCAGTTGAATTGGCCGGAGCCATAGCATAATGCAATTAACTAAAGAACAATTAAAGCAATTACTGCCAAATAACCCATATATTGACCAATGGTATGAGGCTCTCTCACAATTGTTGCCTGACTATGAGATTAATACTCCTCAACGTATTGCGGCTTTCATTGCTCAATGTGCTCATGAATCTGGTGGGTTCACAGCTCTCAAAGAAAATTTGAATTACAAGGCTGCCACATTACGCAAGATATTTGGTAAGTATTTCCCTAATGATGAGATTGCCAATCAATACGCAAGCCTTCCAAACAAACAGGAAGCGATTGCCAATAAGGTCTACGCTAATCGTATGGGTAATGGAGATGAAGCGTCTGGTGATGGTTTCCGTTACTGTGGTCGTGGTCTAATTCAACTGACCGGTAAGAGTAATTACCAATCGTTTGCAGATAGTCTGGAAATGAATGTTGAAGATGTGCCAGAATATCTACAAACATTTGAAGGTGCTGCACAATCAGCTTGCTGGTTTTGGGAATCAAATAATCTCAATCAATGGGCTGATAAAGAAGATATCTTAACATTAACTAAACGTATCAATGGTGGTACGATTGGACTTGATGATAGAATTAAACATTATGAACACGCTAAACATATTTTGGGGGCATAATGGCAGAAGATTGGATGCAAAAGCGCTGGCGTCCTGCCATGGGTTGGATGTATATGGTTGTCTGTATGTTTGATATGGTTATATTTCCTGTTTTATGGAGTATACTTCAAGCTGTAAATCATGGTCAGGTACACAACCAATGGCAACCACTAACATTACAAGGTGCAGGATTATTTCACCTTGCTATGGGTGCAGTTCTTGGTATTGCTGCTTTTGGTAGAACACAAGAGAAAGTGGCTAGTACTACTGCAAACAATATGCAGACGCCTGTACCAAGTTTTAGTGGTGTAACATCTCCTGCTTTTGTTGCAACACCACCTACACCAACGCCAACAACCATGGGTGGAAAATTTGCTCCACCACCAGCATCACAACCTGAACTATAAGGACAATCATGTTAGATACAATTTTTTGGATTGCAATCGGCGCATTTGTAGGTTGGAATTTTCCACAACCATTTTGGGCTAAAGCAATTCAAGCAAAAATCCAGGCTATGATAACCAAAGGAAAATAAAATGAAACAGTTATTAATTTCATTGGGTTTAGTGTTTTGTTTTTCACAAGTTTCTTATGCTGAAGCCGTGGTAAAGAAAGTCTGCCGTGTAGATGAAAAAACCAAAAAGGAAGTGTGTAAGAATGTTAAAACACACAAGAAACTAGAAGGTACAAAAGTACCAGATAAGAAGAAATAAAATGGCAGACGATATCTCAGAAATCAAAGTTGATGTTGGTGTTTTAAAGACACAAGTATTGACTTTATCTGCTCTTTGTAATAAAATGGATCAGGTCATAGAAAAACTGGTGGATCAACACGACCGCCATATTGCAAAGGTTTACACAAACATGGATAATCGTAGACTAGAAACGGAAGCCGATATCAAAGAGATACATCAGCGAATAGATACCGTTTTGGACAAAATGGAAACTTCCAACAAAGAAATTATGGAAGAATTCAAATCTCTCCGTAAAGATATGAGTGACCATAACAAACAAGAGAAGGATGCTCTAGATGCCTTACTCAAATGGAAGTGGATGTTAGCCGGTGGTATTATTGCTATCTCATGGTTGATTTCACACGTAAATCCTGATACAATAGTCAAGTTTATTAAATAATTAATTGGTTTCTATATTATGAGTGTTTTTATTGACAGGACTTTCCTGTTGCGCATGTCACCTAAGTTGCCAAGGTTCGCCAAGAAAAAAGACGACCTCTATAACTTCAGGTGTCCTTTGTGTGGCGATTCCCAAAAGAATAAAACTAAATCCCGTGGTTTTGTATACCGCAAACAAAATGACTATTTTTATATGTGTCATAATTGTGGCGTATCAACTACATTTTATAATTTTTTAAAATTAGTAGACGAAAGCCTAGTAAAAGAGTATCAACTTGAAAGATATAAAAATGGAGAAACAGGAAACAACAACTATCCCAAGCCTGACTTTGAAGATTTCAAGACAGAGAAACCGTCATTTAAGAAAGCGTTGGAACTTCCATCAATCGACAGTTTACCAGAGGCGCATTTTGCTAAGGGCTATGTTCATGACAGACGGATTCCAAAGACCTTTCACTCGCAACTATACTATGCGGAAGATTTCGCAGCCTTCATACAAAGTCTTGGGATTGAGAACACAAACCTTAAAGAGAAAGACCGCCGGCTCGTCATACCGTTTTATGATAAAGAAAAGAACTTGGTCGCACTTCAGGGGCGAGCGTTAGGCGAATCCAAGCTTAGATACATAACATTGAAGCTACATGATGATAATAAAAAAGTGTTTGGCATGGATAGAGCTAACACAGAGTTAATGGTTTATGTTACTGAAGGTCCAATTGATTCAATGTTTTTAGATAACGCAATAGCAACAGCAGACTCCAATTTAGAATCGGTCACCGATTGCGTGGACAAGTCCAATGTGGTTCTGGTGTTCGATAATGAACCTCGTAACAAAGAAATAGTTGCAAAGATGGAACACGCCATAGATAACCATTTTAATGTTGTTATATGGCCAGAATATATTAAAGAAAAAGATATTAACGATATGGTGTTGGACTCTGATTTTTCATTGGATGAAATTCAAGATATTGTAAATAAAAATACCTTCATAAATCTTAGAGCAAAGATGGAATTCGTGAATTGGAAGAAAGTTTAGCATATCACATCAGATTTAGAATTAAATTCAACAACAATAACAACAAGGTGAATATGGAATATCTAGGAATTAAAATTGATTTAGAAAAAGATAAACTTTTTGACGAATTAGGCATCAAACGATTAAAAGAAAGTTACATGAGGGAAGATGAAGAAAGTCCACAACACCGATTCGCCTTTGTATCAAAAACCTTTGGGAGCAATCCAGACCATGCACAAAGATTATATGAATACAGCAGTAAGCATTGGCTCAGTTATTCTACTCCCATTCTCAGTTTTGGTCGTAGTAAGCGTGGGATGCCTATATCATGTTTCCTTAATTATATTGAAGATACTGCAGAGGGATTAGTTGATAATCTATCAGAAACTAATTGGCTGTCTATGTTGGGTGGCGGAGTCGGTATCGGCTTTGGTATTCGTTCTGCTGATGACAAGTCTACAGGTGTTATGCCACATCTCAAAATTTATGATGCGAGTTCTTTGGCATATCGGCAAGGCCGTACTCGCAGGGGTTCGTATGCTGCTTACTTAGATATAAGTCATCCAGATATTATATCTTTCCTCGAAATGCGAAAGCCGACAGGCGACCAAAATCAACGTTGTTTGAACTTACACCATGGTATTAATATCACCGATGAGTTCATGCACATCATTGAACAATCTATGTTGGATCCCGAATTTGATGATTCTTGGAAGTTAGTTGATCCAGCATCAAACGAAGTTCGTGAAACTGTATCAGCGAAAATGTTATGGCAAATGATTCTCGAATTGCGTATGCACACAGGTGAACCATACATTCATTACATCGATACAAGCAACAATAAATTACCACAACACTTAAAAGATTTGGGATTAAAAGTACATCAATCAAATCTTTGTTCTGAAATTATTTTACCCACCAATGAACAGCGAACAGCAGTATGTTGTTTATCGAGTTTAAATTTGGAGACATATGATGAATGGAAAGATAACAAACTATTTCTTAAAGACGTTGCTGAGATGCTTGATAACGTGCTCAATTACTTCATTGATAATGCTCCTGACAGTATCAGTCGTGCTAGATACTCCGCTCAACGAGAGCGCTCTATTGGCATTGGTGCTCTCGGGTTTCATGCTTATCTACAGCGTAACGGAATCGCTTTTGAAGGTGTTATGGCCAAAGTTGCCAACAACCGTATTTTCAAATCTATTCGAGAGGGACTAGATGTTGCGAATAAAGAACTTGGACTGGAAAGAGGTGAGGCTCCTGATGCGGTGGGAACTGGCAATCGTTTTAGTCACCTTATGGCTATTGCACCAAACGCATCCTCTTCAATTATCATGGGTAATACTAGCCCTAGCATTGAGCCTTACCGTGCTAACGCTTATCGACAAGATACTCTTTCGGGATCCTTCTTAAATAAGAATCGTTGGTTAAATGAATTAATTACTAAACTATCACATGATAAATCGGCCGAATGGTACGATGATGTTTGGTCATCCATTATTGCTAATGATGGTTCTGTTCAACATTTGGATTGGATGTCACAACACGATAAAGATGTATTTAAAACATCCATGGAAATTGACCAACGATGGGTTATTGAATTGGCTGGTGATAGACAACAATATATTGACCAAGCACAATCACTAAATCTATTCTTTAGGCCAGATGCACACATTAAATATATTCACGCCATTCATTTTATGGCATGGAAAAAAGGACTGAAAACACTTTACTACTGCCGTTCTGAAAAGATTGGTAAGGCAGATAAAGTATCTAAGAAGATTGAGAGAAATGTTATCAAAGAGCTAGATATGACACAAATTGCTCAAGGTAACGATTGTATAGCTTGCGAAGGATAAATGGCATATTCAGAAAAAGTATTGGATCACTATGAGAATCCAAGAAATGTAGGTAAGATAGAAATAGATGATACCGTAGGTACTGGTATGGTCGGTGCTCCTGCTTGTGGTGATGTGATGAAATTACAAATTAAGGTAATTGATGGTATCATCACAGATGCTAAATTTAAAACGTATGGTTGTGGTTCTGCTATTGCTAGTAGTTCACTTGTTACCGAATGGGTTAAAGGCAAAACACTTGAACAAGCTGGTCAAATTAAAAACTCCCAAATTGCTGAAGAGTTGGCTTTACCTCCCGTTAAAATACATTGTTCAATTCTTGCGGAAGATGCGATTAAAGCAGCAATAAAAGATTACGAACTTAAATGTTCATGTAAGGTATAAAATGGTTAAAGTAACCGATAATGCATTTAGTAAAATAAAAGATTTGATTGTAGAAGAAAAGAATCCTAATATGGCATTAAGAATGTCTGTAAAAGGTGGAGGTTGTTCGGGGTTTCAATATGAGTTTAGTTTTGATGAAACCCAAGAAGAAGATGATTTTGTGATTGAAAAAGATGATGTTAAAGTATTTGTTGATTCTATGTCAGCACAATATTTAATGGAAGCAACATTAGATTATAAAGAAGAAAAATTTAATTCACAATTTGTTATAACAAACCCCGAAGTTAAAGGTACCTGCGGTTGCGGTTCCTCATTTAACATATAGTAGAGAGAAGAATGATTAAGAAAACAGAATCAAGGATGACCGATGAACGTTCATATTTTAAACCTTTTAATTATGCTTGGGCTTATGATGCATGGCTTAAGCATGAGCAATCTCACTGGTTACACTCTGAAGTACCAATGCTCGAAGATGTTAAAGATTGGAAGAAAAAACTCACCAAAGAAGAAAAACAATTTCTCACACACATCTTCCGATTCTTTACCCAAGGAGACATTGACGTTGCTGGCGGTTATGTTAATAATTATCTGCCTTATTTCCCTCAGCCTGAAATACGAATGATGTTGTTGGGCTTTGCTGCTCGTGAAGCACTTCATGTGGCCGCATATTCACATTTGATTGAAACTCTTGGTTTACCAGAAACAACATACAATGAGTTTATGGAATATGCCGAGATGAAAGAGAAGCATGATTATGTATTGAATATTGCTGAACAAAATACAACCAAAGAAAACACAGCAGCACACATTGCTACATTCTCTGCCTTCACCGAAGGTATGCAATTGTTCTCATCATTTATTATGTTGTTGAACTTCCCACGCCACGGTAAGATGAAAGGTATGGGTCAAATTGTTACTTGGTCTATTGTTGACGAAACTCAACACACCGAGAATATGATTAAATTATTCCGCACATACATAGAAGAAAATCGTGAAATTTGGAACGATGAACTAAAAGGTCGTTTATATACCATTGCTGAACGCATGGTGGAATTAGAAGATAAGTTTATTGACTTGGCTTTTCAAATGGGGCCAATGGAAGATTTAACAGCAGAAGATGTTAAGAAGTATATTCGTTATATTGCCGACCGAAGATTAATTTCTTTGGGACTCAAAGGCCAGTTTAAAGTGAAAAGAAATCCACTACCATGGGTAGAAGAAATGATTAATGCACCAACACACACAAATTTCTTTGAGAACAGAGCAACCGATTATGCTAAAGGTTCTTTATCAGGAGATTGGGGTGATGTTTGGGCTCACTAAAGGTTCAACATGACACAAAAACAACTATCAGGAGAATGCTTAAGTTGTGAATCAACTTATAGCGTAGCGTTTATGGAAGAAATGGTTTCCCAAGATTTACCAGAACATTGCCCATTCTGTGGTGAACAAATCGAAGAATTATCCGAGGACTATATAGAGGATGATGACGATTTGGATAATGGAGAATGGGACTAAACTGGCAATATAATAATACTGATTTTACGGAAGACTTGATTGGTAATAATTACGGATTCGTTTATTTAATTACAAATACCACGAATAACAAAAAATACATAGGTAAGAAATTCTTTTATTCTTCCAAAACCAAACAAGTCAAAGGTAAGAAAAAACGGTATAAAGCATCAAGTGGATGGCAAACTTACTATGGAAGTAGTGCCGAACTGGCTAAAGATGTGTTACTATTGGGACATGAATCATTCACCCGTGAAATCTTACATCTTTGCCAGTCCAAAGGCGAATGTGGTTATCTCGAAGCAAAAGAGCAATTTATCCGTGGGGTCATGGAAACAGATGATTACTACAATTCATGGATAATGGTAAGAGTAAGAAAATCACACATCAAGGATTACAATGTTAGACTATCTCAAAAAACTCAAGGATGATCCTGAAGGACCATTCGATGCAATCTTTTTTATGCCGACTGAAGAAGAAGGCCAAGTTCACATTGAAGCAAATCAATTAAAAGATCCGGGTGAACCAATTGGTGGAAATTATTTGGGTCACACTTACGAAGTTATTTTATTTAAAGATGATGCTGTTGAAGATAAGTTGTACAATATTGACCGATTCGAAGCAATCTTCTTGGACCCATATGAATATATCTCCAATCTCTTACCACAAGAATGGTTTGGTATGGTTGTGAGAAAGACTACCACTTCTGGTGCCTTTGTACAACGTATATTTGACAAACTGCAAGAATCGTGATATAATATAATTTTGAAACTATTGAAAGTTTGGTATGATTCTCGTAGACTTAAATCAGGTATTACTTGCCGGCCTGATGGCACAAATTGCCAACCAAAAAGGTAAATTAGATGAGCATTTAATCCGTCACATGGTATTAAATATCATCCGTAATCATGTGAAAAATTTTAGAGCAGAATATGGTGAAGTGGTATTGTGTTGTGACAACCGTAAATATTGGCGCAAAGAATATTTCCCATTTTATAAAGCAAGCCGTAAGAAAAATCGTGATAAGTCCAACTTAGACTGGCATTTGATTTTTGATATGCTTGCCAAATTTAAACAAGAACTCAAAGATAATTTCCCATACAAAGTGTTAGATGTTGAAGGCGCTGAAGCCGATGATATCATTGGTACATTGGCACCACGACAATCCGCACATGAAAAAGTTTTGATTTTATCGAGTGATGGTGACTTCTTACAATTACAGAATTACCCAAATGTTAAACAATATAATCCATCACAGAAGAAATATGTGATATCGGAGAAACCGATCCTAGAACTCAAGGAGAAGATTATTCGTGGAGATAAGGGTGACGGTATACCAAATGTACTTTCTTCTTCCGATTGTTTTGTCCGTGACCTCCGTCAAACTCCTATTACACAGAAGGTATTAGACAAATTAATGAGCGAGAGTTACCTAGAACAAAATGATACCGTCAAGGCTAACTTTATCCGTAATTCCACACTAATCGACCTCTCTTTTATCCCCACCGAGATTAGAGAGAAGATTATAAATACCTATGAAGAAACAAAGCCGGCTAAAGGCAAATTGCTAAATTATTTTATTGAGCATAAACTAAAGAACTTAATGGACGTAATTGAGGAATTCTGATGAAACACATCTATGAAGTTTTTGATGAATTTGAAATGGCTGAATCCAAAAAAGAAAGAATGAATGTTATTGGAAGAAATTTGTCAAAACTGTTAGTAGAAGTTTTACAATTAACATATCATCCGGACTATCAATTCTTGATAAAAGAAATGCCAGAAAATTATGTTTTACCTACTGACCAATTACCGGGTTTAGGTAGAGTGCAATTATCAACCGAAATTCGTAAATTGTATTTGTTTAAAAAAGGCGATGATACTGCTGAGAGATTGACAGAAAGAAAGCGAAACGAATTATTAATACAATTATTAGAATCGCTTGAACCCCGTGAAGCAGAAGTTGTTATTGGTATTTTTAGAAAAGACCAAGGTGTAAAAGGTCTTGATTATAAATTTGTAAAAGAGGCATTTCCACAACTATTACCTTAATGCAAAAAGATAGAATAACTATAATTACAGGAACATTTGATCCTTTATCTGCTAATGATTTACTCTACATTAAAAAATGTCACCACAAAGGTGATTGGCTTGTTGTTGGTGTCCATACTGATTGGTGGATGCAATGGGCTGAAGGTGGTTTTGTCCAGAACTATGAAACAAGAACAAATATTATTAAAGCAATTAAATATGTTGATGAAGTTTTTTCATTCAATGATTCCGATGGTACAGTCTGTCAACTTCTCAAAATTGTTAAAATTTGTTATCCTAATGCCGATATTACCTATATTTCGCCAGAGGATATGCATAATATGCCCGAAACTAAAATTAAAGGCATAACTTTTGAAACCATGAAATAGGAGATAGTAGTGACCAAATTTGTAGCTAAGTTTCGTAAGAACCAAGACTATAACGAAGATTACAGTTATATGCCAAAGCGAAAACACAAGAATGAACATTCAGAGATTAAAAAGATGAAGAATCGGAATGTAGAAGAACTGTTGAGTGAACTTGAAGATACAAGTTTACCAAAAGAAAACAGAAAATATTAACTTTTACAGCATAAGTAAGTATGCTGCCGTTTTAAGAATAGGATTATATTATGGAGTTATGGGGTGATTATATTAATAATCAAGGTAAACACTTATCGAAGTGGACTTGGTATATTCCTGCCTATGAAAGACATTTCTCAAAGTTAAAAAATCAATCAAACACTTTTTTAGAAATCGGTGTTTGGCAAGGTGGTTCTCTCGAATTATGGAGAAACTATTTTGGTCCTTTAACTAAAGTTATTGGAATTGATATTGATTCGAATTGTGCTCACCTTGCAACTCAAGGAACCAATATTCGTATTGGCAGTCAATCAGATACAACCTTCTTACAATCAATCGTTAATGAATTTGGTGTGCCAGATATTATTTTAGATGATGGTAGTCACAAAGCAAAAGATATTATTGCTTCATTCGATTTCTTTTATCCTTTAATGCCAAAAAACGGTGTATATTTTATTGAAGATGTACACGGCAAATGGGACACCGCAGAACAGTCTGTTGTATTAAATCACATTTTGAAAAAATATGGATGGGACAATACTTTTGCCATTTCCTTATATGATAGCATGATTTGTGTTGAAAAATGTGAATATGGCTGGAAAGAAAATGTTGCCAGACCATAATGTTGTTTAGGTACAACAAAACCGCTTGACATCCTCTTGAGTTTGTAGTACAATGGTTTCTTCCTCTGGAGAAATTCATTTATGATATACGGCTACATTCCAAAATCTAAACCAAAGAAGTTGACTAAAGCTCAACAAGACCAAAAAACAGCGTGGTTGGCTGTCATCAATAAATTATCGTCAAAACGATATTCCCACTCTCCCTCGATTAAAATAAGTTTGCCAGTTAAACAAATGGCTACTTACCACAGAGAAACTCCAAAAGTTGCGTCCTTGGATACCGGATTTATCGCTTGTACAAAGAAATTCGGAAATTCATATACAGGCGATAAAATGAAAGGTGTGGCTACGATGCACAAATCAAATGCTGTGCCGGTTTTCACAGATGCAGAAGCAAAAGAAATTTCCAGCATGCGGAGATGATAAAAAATGAATCCTAAAGGTTGGAGTGATGAAGATTGGGACGAATATGAGGAATATTTGCTCAGTTTGACTGCCAAAGAACTCGAAATTGAGTTAAAATTGCTTGAAACGCTCGGAAAAGCAAAAAAAGAAGGCAAAAATATTGTACCGAGCGAAACTTTTTATGAAATGTGAGTAAATTATGTTGCAACAATGGGAAGAAACACAGATACATAGAGGAATTGATGAAATTATGCACAATTTGCGTCATATTCCAGCTGATGATGTTGCGTATTTCTTGGTAAAGTTCAATCCGAATCTTGCCGAAGAGCTTGTAGCTGCAATTGAGCAGCGAATTTTCGATAAAAACGAAGGAAAAAAATATGAATGATAAATCTTATTATATTTGGCTTGATGCCAAAGCAGATGATGATGAAATTCCTGCGTGGAAACGTTTAGATATTGTAATTCGCAAGTGGGCTGTGATTTCTGGATTGGAAAAAGACCTTTCCGACTACCAAAAACGCAAGGAATTATACGAATAATCATCATGTTGCTAAAAAACAACGCTTTTCCTGAAACCACTTGACGGTAAGCGATATATAGCGTATAATGGTTCTATTAACTCGGAGATTATATGGAACTTATTCAATCAAAATCATTACTTGCCAAACTTATGGCAACAGAAAATCTTATCGTTGAACAACGCAACGTATCAACTGCGTCATTCGATGTCAAAAACCGTATATTGACGGTACCTGTATTAGACAAAAATATTTCTGGTTATCTTTATGACCTTTTCATGGGTCATGAGGTTGGCCATGCACTTTATACTCCTCTCGATGGTTTAATCAAAGCCCACGAAGAAAAGATTCCAGCATCTGTAATGAATGTTTTGGAAGATGTTCGTATTGAGAAAAAAGTTAAAAACAAATATCCTGGTATTCGTTCCAGCTTTGTTCGTGCATATCGTGAACTAATTGAAAAAGATTTCTTTGGTACCAACGGCACCGACCTTAATGATTTAAACTTTATTGACCGTACCAATCTTTACACCAAAGGTGGTACAACACAAGGTATTAAATTTACCGACTATGAGCAAACCCTGATTCACCTTATTGAAGGAACCGAGACCTATGATGATGTGATGAAGGTTGCTCGCCTTGTTTGCGACTATATGAAAAAGCAAGCCGAAGAACACAAGAAAAATCATCCTACCGAATTTGAAGAAGATGAAGATGGTGACTATGAAGGTATCGATGCTGATGGTTATGATGATTCTGATGAATTTGATGAAGAAGAAGAAACTCGCAAAGATAATAAAAATTCTGGCGAAGAAAATCCTAACGCAAAAGAAGATGACCAAGATCCTGATGTAGATTCGGGCAATGAAGCTGGCGGCACTCAAGTTTCCGAAGAAGAATCTCTCGAAATTAAATCCTATACTGATGAAGCATATCGTAAAAACGAAAGTAAACTATTTGCGACCGATGGCCGCACTCATTACTATGCCAATATTCCTAATATTAAATTAGAAGATGCAATTGTAAATCACAAATCTTTATGGAAACGTTTTCGTGAAGATGCCAAAAATGAATCAAAGCATTATAGAAGTGATGATTTTACCGGCCTCGACACAGAGAAATTTATGAAGTTGCGTAATGATTCCAAAAAAGTTGTTGGCTATCTTGCCAAAGAATTTGAATTGCGTAAAAATGCTGACCAATTGAAACGTGCTTCTATTGCCAAAACTGGCGATTTGAACATGAGTAAGATTTATTCTTACCAGTTGACTGATGACATTTTCAAAAAGATGACAGTAGTGCCTGGTGCCAAATCACATGGTCTTGTAATGTTCCTCGATTGGTCTGGTTCTATGTCTGGCCACATGGAAAATACTGTAAAGCAATTAATTAATTTAGTAATGTTCTGTAAGAAAGTAAACATTCCTTATGATGTGTATGCTTTCTCTGCCGAACATGATGAACCATACAAACAAGCCTTAGTTGAAGGTGATGTTGTATTGCGTCAATTTAAATTGTTGAATCTGTTATCAAGTAAGATGACTGCGGCTGAATTTACCTATGCCGGTTCTGCCTTAGTACAGATGTCAGAATATCGCTGTGGCTGGAGACCAAACTGGTTGCAAAAAGGCGGCACACCATTGAATGAAGCCGTTATCTCTGCCATGAAGATTGTTCCTGAATTTCAAAAACAATATAAGTTACAAATTGTGAATACCGTATTCTTAACTGATGGTGAAGGCCATGGTCTTTCTGATGTTTTTTATAGAGATAACAAGGGTAATTTAAGAGATGGTTCAACCAATCAAGAAATTGATTATGATAGTATTAACTGGCGAGCAAAACGCCAAATGGTGTTGCGTGATCCAATTACCAAGAATCAAGAAATTATTGAGATTAACCGTGGTCGTGAATTAACTGCATCATATATAAAGATGTTGAAGTTGAGAACTAATTGTAACATTGTTGGTTTCTATGTATTGGCTGGTCGTGAGTTGGGTCGTGAACTGCATCATTTTTATCCTAATAACTATATGTTACATGATAAAATCAAAGCAGAGTTCCGTAAAAACAAATCATTGACTGTTACCAATGCCGGTTTCGATGAATACTATTTGTTGAAAACAGAAGCACTAGATACAGATGAAGATGTAACCTTTGAAGTGAAAGAGAATGCCACCACCCGTGGTCTGGTTTCAGCATTTAGTAAGTACGCTGGTAACCGTTTGAATAACCGTGTTGTATTAAATCGTTTTATAGGATTAATATCATGAAAGATATAGCAACTTTTGTTGGTGAAGCTGGTAAAATTATGGCCGTGATTTATGAAGGCGAAGGCTTTTGGAAAGTAAATTATGGAACATCCGAAGCACCAGCTTCTTTCAGTAAAGTGTTTATGACGGAATCTGAAGCAACTCAGTTTGCAGCAGACTATACAAACAAAAATTCTAAACCTACCTTATTGAGTGAGCAAAATGGAACTATCTAAATTTATGAATGGCGATAAGAAAGCCATTGTAGAAAGGTCGGAGTATAATTATACTATTGTATATTATCTGAATGACAAGGTAATTAAAAAAGAAGTTACTGCTGATTATCAAAAAGCTGAAGATTTGGCAGAAGATTATGTTTTGGCCGAAGAAAAGAAGGGGCCAAGTTTTTTAGTGGAGAAATGGAACAATGTCTAATATGGTTGCTGAAGATGAGTTTAATCCTAAGAAGATTGCTGATGAAATGATTAAACGTTGCCTTGATGCCAGAGAATGGCACATCAAGTGTTATGTGCAAGAAGAATGGTTTATTAACGGCGTTGTACCGTTTACAATTAGTATGAAAGATGGCTTATATACTTGCAAAGTAATTGCTTCCACGAAATTGGCAGCACTTAAAAAAGTGGAAGAATATATGCCTGTAATTAAATTTATTGAAGATCCAAATGAACGATAAAATTAAAGAAACATTAATTATAACTCAAGAGGAATGTGCCGAAGTTATTCAGGCAGTTTCTAAGGTAATGAGATTTGGTTTTGATTCTTGTTATCCAACTGAAGATTCTGCTTCTACTAAAGAGTGTTTGACAATGGAAATGGGACAATTACTTTGTATGATTGGTATTTTGGTAGAACAAGGTGTTATTGATGAAGAAGCCATGGTTGCAGCAATGGAACACAAAAGGATAAAGTTGGAAACTTGGTCAAGCATTTTTAAATAATGGAAATTAAAGAATTAATAAACCGGTTACATACAATCAAAATGTGGACCAAACAAGATTCACAAGCTAGAATTTTATTAGATGAATTGATTAATCATTTTAAATCGCAGTTACCTCAATGACAAAAAAAATATTAGTAACTGGATCCGAAGGATATATCGGACAACACCTTTGTTCGCTTTTAGAACAACGTGATTTTGATGTACACAAATTAGATTCATATATTGAAGAACCTGGTGCTTATAAGTTTAAGGTAGATTTAAGAAAACCTCAGGACATTAAAAGTTCTGGTGTTATGTATAATGATTATGATACAATTATCCACTTGGCAGCTTTAGTGCAAGTAGGACAATCAGTAGAATATCCTACTGCTTACTATAATACAAATATCAATGGTACAAATTGGTTGAGGAATATTGTATCACATAAGAAGTTTATTTTTGCCTCAACTGGTGCGGCTGAAGGTATGGCATCTCCTTATGCTATCTCAAAAAGAGTGGCAGAGCAGATGTTAATTGAACAAGAACCAAATTGTACTATCTTTCGATTCTACAATGTAATTGGTTCTGATGGTTTTGAACCTACTAATCCCGATGGACTATTTTATAATTTAGTACAAGCAATAGAAACAGGTAAAATTACTATATATGGTGATGATTACGACACAAAAGATGGTACAGCAGTTCGTGAGTATGTTCATGTAATGGATGTTTGCCGTGCTTTGATAGAAGCTATTGATAATCCATCTAAAAGTCGTTTTGAAAACTTGGCATACAATGATACAAGAACGGTCAAAGAGATTGTCCAAACTTTTATCAAAGTGAACAAAGTAAATTGTCAAGTTGAATATGCACCAAGACGGCCTGGTGATTTGGAATCTTGTTACTTAGAGAACCCGTCGCCGTTTATGAAAAGAAACTATACTTACGAAGAAATGCTAAAATGGAAACCCTTAAATTTACCGGAATGATTATCTTCCTAGTAGGTGTTTATGCACTTATGAATGATGATGATTACCATAAAGAGTTTGACAAACCACACATAGTCCGTTATAATTGTGATAAGTTAATTGCTGGTTGGCATCCAGATGTTCCACCTGAAGTGATAAAAAAATGTCGTGACCCAAATGAAAGGACTGTCCGTGTTACAACCTATAAAGACTAAAATTCTCATTCAATTGGAGAATATGGAAAAAGAACAAGTACTAAATTCTGGTATCGTTTTGACTACAAAAGACCAACACGAAGCCCAGCGAGCAAAAGTGCTGGCTGTTGGTCCTGCTGTAGAATACGTTAAAGTTGGTGATAGTATTATTCCTAATTGGAATGCTGCAGAACCTACAAAATTTGAAAAAGAAGATTACTTCCTTGTTAAAGAGGAAGAAGTCGTAATGATTGTTGAGGAGTAATTATGGTAACCACTTATGATGAGATGTATATTGCCGTATTAAGAAAAGAACGTGAACACCTGTTGAGTTTACACGACCCGCACGCAGAAGGTACAGGTCATTTTAATACGGCAGCAGGTGTATTACTTCAACGAATTAAAGAAATTCAGGTCAAGAATGAAAAGTGGTCAGTTGAAGTTAATGATTAACGATACAAGGCTTGTGATTCTTTGATTTTACCATTGCGAGCTAAGTTAGCGGCATACTTGGCTTGACCAATTACACAGAGAAAAAAGTAGATAGATTTAAGTAGTTTCATTTTAATTCCTTATTAGTAGTTTCACTATTAGTGTTTATACTAGTATATAGGACAATAAGTATGACAGGAGAATGACATGACCACATTTACTAGTGAAGATAGAGAAGAAGCAGAGAAGCGCCAAAAAATTATGAATGACCTTCAAAACAAAGACCAAATGGAATTACCATTGGATTGGGAAGAAACTTCCTCTGCATGGCCATTTAAAGAAGAAGATATTTTAGAAGAACACGAAGTGCCAGATTTCAAAACTGAAGAATAAAAATGCGAAACGTAAAAACGAAACTTACCATCCTAACCGCTCTCACGCTTCTGGTTTTTGCCAGCGCTTCCGGAGCTATTAGCCGTTATATTCCCACAATAACCGAGGATACGATTACTTGTCGGCCTCAAAAGGGTTCCTCTGAGGATCTGTGGACTTGCACAGACTATTATGGTAACCGATTTAAAGATTTACAAATCACTATTTTTATTAAATGATATTCTATAACATTCTCGGATTATTCTTCACGTTTATGTGGAATACTTCTATGCTCGGCGGAACAATCTATCTCATTACAAAAGAAGATTGGTCTCCGTGGACCTTAGTGGCCACTCTCTTTTTCTTTATTCGTTGGAAAGAATGGACTCCGAAAGAACCAAAACAACCTGAAGCTTCTAAGATAATCACTCTTTAATGACTGGAAAACCAGGTAAAAAATCGAATCTAGCCAAAGGCAGACATAGTTTCGATGCGGAGATAGGTGGAACTCTGGTACCTTTCCTTAACAGGAATATATCAGAATATCCCACAGAGGCAGGCGCAGTTAAATTTGAACTGGTACCTGTAACTCAGCAAAAAGACATAATGATTAATCATGCTAGGATGTATGCCCAGCAAGAATATGATAGAATTATGGAACTGGTTTCTGTATTACAAAAACAGGCTGATGATATTAAACGCAGATTGAATGTCACGGATGCTGTTCATGCCGCTGTGTACCAGTTTTCTCCAGTCATGGGTCATGTATATTGGTTAGTATGGGATAAGAGAAAACAACATATACTCTTAACACAGAATGGTCCAAAGGATTGGTCAAGTGGTGCTCCTGAAGATTATGAATATCAGACACAGGTGAAGTATATGGGTGACCACACATGGATGGAGATACAATAGAGTATGGTTCTAAATAAGACATACAATAGAACCGCTAAGTGGGACGTAGAAAATAATCGGTGGCGGATCGGAGAAACCACTCTCTACCAATGGTACACTAATGAAGAAAAATCTGCCTCTCCAATCTACTCAAACCTTACCGAAGCCCTCCAATGGATCATCCAACACGATGAAAACCTATCGTAGTATCTTTATCTCAGATGTACATTTAGGTACCAGAGATTGTCAGGCCGATAAACTGAATAATTTTCTTAAACATAATACCTG